TTAATTACTGATTCTAATATATACCATATTTATTAATCCGATAAAATCATTAATTTTGTAACAAAGAAAATGATACGGATTATGGGAAATATAATAAAGTTAGAGACAATTCAGGACTACAATGCACTGTTGGGAGCTGAAACATTGCACCCTCTTGTTAGTATAACAGACTTTTCCAAACTAAAGTCTATCAAGCATTGTCGGAAGAACTTTGGTTTTTACTGTGTATTTTATAAAGAACTTAAATGTGGAACATTACAATATGGCCGTAGTAAATACGATTACCAGAACGGTACATTAGTATTTATCTCCCCTGGTCAGGTGGCGGGTATAGATGATGGAGGAGAAACGCTCAATCCCAAAGGACTCGCACTGATGTTTCATCCGGATCTGCTATATGGTACTCCACTCGCCCGTAGAATGAAGGATTACACATTCTTTTCTTACGAATCCAACGAAGCCCTGCATATGTCCGAACGCGAACGCCAAATTATCCTCAATTGTTTCAATGAGATAAAAGAAGAATTGGAACACGCTATCGACAAACATACCAAGCAAATTATTGCTTCGAACATAGAAACCCTGCTCAACCATTGTATCCGCTTTTACGAACGTCAGTTCATCACCCGCGAAAATGCCAACCACGATATCCTGACCCGCTTCGAGAACCTGTTGGATGACTATTTCGCATCGGGCAAGGCCGCAACAGAGGGGATGCCCTCGGTTCAGCAGTGCGCCGATGCGCTTTGCCTTTCCGCCAACTATTTCAGCGATCTCGTCAAGAAGGAGACCGGAATGTCCGCCCTGAAACACATCCAACAGAAGATGCTCGACGTGGCGAAAGAACGGGTGTTCAACACCTCGAAATCCATCAGCGAAATCTCCTACGAATTGGGATTCCCCTACCCGCAGCATTTCAGCCGCTGGTTCAAGAAAATGGCGGGATGCACACCCAATGAGTATCGGATGCTGAATGCCTGAAACAAAGAGGTTGTCAAAATTAAGTGTATTTCCAAACGCTGGCACAACCTCTTTTTGACACTGATATGGTTAATCACTTTACTTTGTTTTTTTCCTATACGTACCCGGATTAAAGTAAACCTAAATTTGGCCATATGCAGACATGGAAACAGTACCATTTTATAGCACTCAACAATGCTACGATTTACATCGACTAATCGAACAACCCGTTTACAAGATTGACGGCATCATCCTTTTTCTGATTGATGATTTTGGCATACACCTGTGTCATCTTCACATCGGCATGACCGAGCAGCTTCGAGGTAGTATAGAGATCTGCTCCGAGCGTCAGCATCATCGTGGCGAAAGTGTGGCGCGCCGTGTGGAATGTGATAGGCTATGCAAGGAAAAACATGCAGGTGAAGTTTGAACGTAAGTCGTTTGAAATGAATGATGTTTCAGTATTCTGCCAAGTAGGGAAAATGCAAACGGCAACGGAATATTGAGGTTGTTCAGTTACCAAACCGTTAGCCGGGCAGTTACCGAAACGGATGTCGGTAACGGAATGAAGTAAAATGAAGTCTTCACCGTTTTGTTTGCGCTCATACACAGTGTTTTGCATATCAAGGAACGCTTATACGGCAAGTAATTTTGCACTAAAAAATATAAGCGTATGAAAGTAGAAAAATTCAAGGTGCTGCTCTACCTCAAAAAGAGCGGGTTGGACAAGTCGGGTAAAGCCCCGATTATGGGAAGAATCACGGTGAACCGCACAATGGCGCAGTTCGGATGTAAGCTGTCCTGCACGCCGGAACTCTGGAACCCTCGTGAAAGCCGTCTGAACGGCAAGGGTAAGGAAGCGGTGGAAACCAATGCCAAGATTGACAAGTTGCTGCTGGCGGTGAACACGGCATTCGACAACCTTGTGGAGCGCAAGATTGATTTCGATGCCGCCGATGTGAAAGACCTTTTTCAAGGTAGCATGGAAACGCAGATGACGCTCATGAAAATGACGGACGTTGTCTGTGACGACCTCAAAGCCCGTATCGGTATTGACCGCGCGAAAGGGACTTATCCCGGCTATCACTATATGCGTCTTACACTCGGCGAGTTCATCAGACACAGGTATAAGGTCAAGGACTTGGCTTTCGGGCAATTGACGGAGCAGTTCATCCACAACTATCAGGCTTTCGCCACGGAAGAAAAAGGCTATGCGATAGATACTGTCCGCCACCATCTTGCCATCCTGAAGAAGATTTGTCGCCTTGCCTACAAGAAGGGGTATTCCGAGAAATGCCATTTCCAGCCTTTCGCCCTGCCCAAGCAGTCCGAAAGGACGCCACGGGCATTGAGCCGCGAATCGTTCGAGAAAATCCGTGACGTGGAAATACCTGCTTACAGAAAATCTCACGTGCTGGCACGTGACCTGTTCCTGTTCGCCTGCTTCACGGGCGTATCATACGCCGATGCGGTTTCCATCACGGACGAGAACCTGTACACGGACGACAACGGGGCATTGTGGCTGAAATACCGCAGGAAGAAAAACGAACACCGCGCGAGCGTGAAGCTCCTTCCCGAAGCGTTGGTACTGCTTGAAAAATACAAGGACAAGACAAGGGAAACCCTGTTTCCTTTGCTTCGCTGGTCAAATCTCAGGCGGCACATGAAATCGTTGGCGGCACTGGCAGGCATCAAGGATGACTTGTGCTACCATCAGGCAAGGCACAGCTTCGCTTCGCTGATTACGCTTGAAGCGGGTGTGCCGATAGAGACCATCAGCAGGATGCTGGGACACTCCGACATTTCCACGACACAGGTCTATGCCCGTGTCAGCCCGAAGAAACTTTTCGAGGACATGGACAAATTCATAGAAACCACCAAAGATTTTCAATTAGTTCTTTAACCCTTTAATACAGAAAACGATATGCGAAGCACATTTTCACTCTTGCCCTATATCAACCGCAACAAGGTAAAGGCTGACGGAACGACCGCCGTACTCTGCCGTATAACCATTGACGGGAAGCAGACCGCCATCAGTACGGGTATCTATTGCCGTCCGGAAGACTGGAACAGCAAGAAGAACGAGATAAAAACTATACGGGAGAACAACCGCTTACGTGAATACCTGCGGCTGACGGAGGAAGCCTACAATGAGATACTGAAATTACAAGGTGTGGTCAGCGCGGAGATATTGAAGAACCATATCACCTTGAACAACATCCATCCGACCACCCTCCTGCAAATGGGTGAATGGGAACGGGAGCGGTTGAAGAAACATTCCGAGGAAATAGACTCCACTTCTTCCTATCGGGCTTCAATGTACTACCAAAAGTACCTGACGGACTTTCTTACGTCCATCGGTAAAAAGGACATTCCTCTTGAAGAAGTGACGGAGGATTTCGGCAAGTCCTACAAAGCCCACTTGAAGAAATGCAAGAACTTCGGGGTTTCCCAGACCAACCATTGCCTGCGTTGGCTGAACCGGCTGTTGTACCTTGCAGTCGATAAGGAGATTCTCCGTGTAAATCCCTGTGAGGACTTGGAGTATGAGCCAAAGCCGGAAGCAAGGCACAGGTACATCAGCCGTGAGGATTTCAAGAAGATACTTTCCACACCGATGTATGACAAGCGTATGGAATTGGCAAGACGGGCTTTCATATTTTCCACCCTGACCGGGCTGGCGTATGCGGACATAATGCTTTTGCATCCTCACCACATCGGAACGAATGCGGACGGCAGACGGTACATCCGCATCAACCGGAAAAAGACAAAGGTGGAGGCGTTCATACCATTACACCCCATAGCTGAGCGGATATTGTCGCTGTACAACACGACCGATGACGAGAAGCCCGTGTTTCCTCTTCCCAACCGTGATGCCCTGTGGTTTGAGGTTCACGAGTTGGGAATAACCATAGGAAAAGAGGAAAACTTGACCTATCATCAAAGTCGGCACAGTTTCGGAACGTTCCTGATTTCAGCGGATATCCCGATTGAGAGCATCGCCAAGATGATGGGGCACTCCAATATCCGGACGACACAGGGGTATGCACGGATAACCGATGATAAAATATCCAAGGACATGGATAAATTGATGGAACGGAGAAAGAAAGTATCGGCTGGCGAAAAGAAGAAATAGCAAATAATCATCATAAAATAAAGGAATTATGAGCAGAGGTATAATAACAATCAGTGACACGGGTGCGGTCATCATGCCGACCGCACCCGTGTGGATGACGCAATTTGAGATTGCCGACCTGTTCGGGGTGTTTTCCTGCGATGTCCGCAAGGCGATACGG